TGCTGGTAATGCCAAAGGTTATAATAAAATATATTTAGGTAGTTACAGCCGAACAAATGTGGATGAATTTTTTGCCGAAGCATGGACAGAGTATCATTTAAGTTCAACCCCATCCAAGTATGCTAATATGGTTGGTGAATTAGTAAATAAATATTATGCAAAATAAACAAGATAATTTTATATGTGTTAAATGCCAACATTTTAGAATGTTAAGCGGTGGGTGTGATGCTTTTCCAGATGGCATACCAGATGAAATATTAGAAAACAATAAACATAGTAAACCTATAAAAAGTCAAAATAATAAGATAGTATTTAAAAAGGGCCAGTCATTAGAGTGGTTAAGAGCTGAAAATAATGGTTAATTTTAATTTAGTAATTTTGTAAAAAAGTATAATTATGGATTTTATGTACAAAGCGGCTCCAATTGGTGAGCAAGTTATTGATTATGATGAAAAAAATGGTATCGTAAAAGGTTATGGATCTTATTTTGATAATAAAGATTCGGACCAGGATATTATAAGAAAGGGAGCATATTTAAAAACTATCCAGGAAAATGGCGAAAGGGTTAAATATTTATATCAACACGATATGATGCAACCTATTGGAAAAATGAAGGAATTATATGAGGATGCAAAAGGATTAGTATTTGTTGCAGAAATTCCTAAAACTCAATTAGGAAACGATGTAATGGAGCTGATGAAAGCTGGAGTAATAACAGAAAATAGTGTTGGTATTATGCCAATAGTAAAAGAAAATAAAGGCGATTACAGAGAATTAAGAGAAGTAAAACTTTACGAAATTAGTGCTGTAACATTGGCCGCAAATGATCAAGCTAAAATCCTGGATGTAAAAGGAATGGCAAATATTGATCAAGTTTACAAAAGATATGATAATATCTGTAAGCTATTAAGAAAAGGCAATATCTCTAATGATATGGGATATGCCCTAGAATCTGAAATATTAAAACTAAAAACATATTTTATTAATGCTACTCAGCCAAGTGAAATTACTGAGCCAGTCGAAAACATGGTACAAGAAGTTGATATTTACAAATATTTAATTAACAAACTTTAAAAAAATTCTATTAAAATGGATGAAAATGTAAAAAATCAGCTTGACCAATTAGGCGATATTATCGATGCTAAATTGGAAAAAGCTCATGGACAAGCAGTCGATTCAGCGACTGGTAAAGCAGATGATGCACTAAAAGGTGAGATCAAAAACTTAACACAAAAATTTACTGAACGTATGGATGCTATTGAAGTATCTAGCAAAAAAAGATTTGAAGCTAATAAAAGAGAGGACAAATCATTTGGTGGCAACTTAACTAAAGCTATCAAAGAAGGTGCATTAGATTCAATGAGAAATGGATCTAACAGATCATCAATGTTTGATATTAAAGCGGATATGACTGTTGCGGCTGATTTTACTGGTGATGTAATACCACCACAAAGAATCCCAGGATATAAATTTGATCCTACAACTCCACAAAATTTAAGACAACTAATCCCTATTGGTTCAACTAATAGCGATGTTGTTAGATATGTAAAAGAAAGTGGATACAGCAATGGAGCAGCGGCAAAAGCAGAGGGTGCAACACTAGGTCAATCAGATTTTGATATGACTGCTACTGATGCGAATGTTAGAAAAATTGGAACGTATTTAAGAATTTCAGATGAAATGCTACACGATACACCCCAAATTTCTAGCTACCTATCAGCTAGAGTACCAGCTAAACTAATGGAAGTTGAGGATGATCAAATTTTAGGTGGTTCTGGAATAGCTCCAAACTTAGATGGTTTTTATAACTCAGGAACTAACTTTGATGTTTCAGCTAATGGTAAATTTTATCATTCAATTGAATCAGCAAATGAATTTGATGTACTTGTAGCGGCAATAAATCAATTACAGATTGCTAACTACAAAGCTGATTATATTCTATTAAACCCAACTGATTTTCACAAAATCTTATTGTTAAAAGATACAACTAACAATTACATTAAAGATCAAGTATATCAAGGGTTACAACCAAATTTCTTAGGTGTACCAATCGCTGTTAATAACGAAGTTAATGCTGGAACTTTTCTAGTCGGAAACTTTGCTCAAGCGGCTCAATTATGGGTTAGAGATAACGTATCTGTTGAGTTCTTTACAGAGGATGGAACTAACGTGAGAGATGGTTTTGTTACTGTTAGAGTAATGGAAAGAGTTGCATTAGCAACATACTTGCCAAATGGTATTATAGATGGAACTTTCAGTACTGCGAAAGCGGCACTAGAAACTGCATAATAATAACCATTATTATAATTAAAGGGGTATTTATTACCCCTTTTTTTATGGAGTAAAGTGAAATAATAATAAAATAAATGCAAAATATATTTGGTATTTAAAAATATTCTTTTATATTTGTGTAAACAAACAAAAAAAATTATTATTATGATCACAAAAGCAGAATTTTTATCAAAACACAACGAGAGAGATTACGTTGAAGCAACAGATGTATTATCTAGAATTGCATCTAATTTATCAGATTTACATATTGAAAAAACTTTTTTTACTCCAGAGGAAATGGATCAAAAATTAAATAATTTAAAACAATACATTTTTGATTACCAGGATGTATTAAGATTTGAAAGAAACCAAGAAAACAGAGATAGATTAATTAGAAACCAATAAAATTAATGGGGGTGTAAAAACCCCCTTTTAAAATCTTAAATATGTTTGATATGTATAAAAAATTCCTTAAACAAGATCCTAACAACTGGAAATGGCTAATAGCTATTCATGTAGTTGTTTATTCAATAATGTTAATACTAATGTTAGATTTTTAATTATGGCAAATAGAGATAAATTTTTACACAATATAAATAAAGCTAAAAGGCAAAGAAAAAATAATAGGGAATTATTAGAACAAAAGTTTTTGGAATCTTTTAATCCTTTTAACAAATCTAACTTAAAAAATAATGAGGATGTTTAATTTAAAGCATTTTTTAGCACTTGTAATGCTGTTTCTATGTGCTAGGGTTATACTTATGTCAAGTGACTTTTTAACTGGCACAATCCTTTTAATTTTTGGTTTATCAATTTTAACACATGAATCGCAAAATGATTGATATTGATACAATGATTCAAAGCTCCATTGATCCTAGAATATGGAATGAATTGCCGCCTATTAAAAAAATTAAGATATTAAAATTAGCTGGTGAAATTGAAAACATAGTGCATAATAAAGATAATATTTTGTAATAATTGTTTGTTTAAATTCTTTATTATGTTAAAAACCGATTATTAATTTAGTCGGTTTTTTTTATATATTATTTTCGTGAATCAAAATCAACAAGGTTGTTACTGCGAATATCTGTTTGCGGCAACCGCCATGAAAAATGGTTTCAATGTTTCAATGCCCTTATTAGATTCCAGTATTTACGATTGCATCATTGAAAAAAATGGCACATTATATAAAATCCAAATTAAATATATTAGTGATACTAGAATTAAAGGAAAATATAATAAGTATTCAGAGCAAGTCGTTTTAAGGCGAGAGGGTTTGGGGTATAGTATAAAAGATGTTGATTATTTTGCTATTTATAATGAAGTCGACAAAGGTTTTTATATTGTTAAAAATAATGAGCAAAAAACAATAAGGTTGAGAATTAATGGGCCATATAAAAAAAATTTTAATAACTTTGCAATGATTTCATAAATAAGTTTAAGAGTGCTACTTGGTTAAAACCTTAGTGGCACTTTTTTTTTATCTTTACATAAAATTAATATTATGAAAATTAAATTATTGATCCCAATTTTAAAAGATGGCCAAAGATTCAATGAAGGCGATGAAATGAATATCGCTGATCATAAAGGTGAAATCTGGATTTCTAAAAAATGGGCAAAAGCAATTGAGCAAAAAGAATCTAAAATTAAAAAAGAAACCAAAGAGTTAAAACTCGATTCTAAAGAAACTAAAAATGAGACAATCTAAAATTAATTCAACTACTGGATCGGAAATTGTTTCATCAGCGGATTTTAAACTATTTGCAAAAGTAGATACAACAGCCGATGATGCTATAATTGGAAGGCAAATAACTCAAGCTCGGATCTGGTGCGAAAATTATATTTCTAGGGATATTGTAGCAAAAAATAGATCTTATTATTTAGATGAAACATCTGGCACGTTTTCAATACCCTTTGGTCCAGTTACATCCATAACTAGCATTCATGCTGATGGTATTGCATTAACTCATACAAATGTCGGTTTAGACAAAGAAACAATCGAACTTGACAATGGTTATGCTAAAAAAGTAACTGTGATTTATATTACAAGCGGATTGAATGATTCTTTATTGCAACAAGCCATTTTACAACTAGCCACAACTTATTATGAGAATAGAGTTGATTTTAATTCTGGTGATGAAAACAAAGCATCGGATTTAATACCTAGTGATACCAGGGATATTTTAAATTCATATAAAGCAATGTTTCTATAATGAATCCTGGCAAATTAAATACTAGAATCCAAATTAAAAGAATGACTAAATCATCCGATGGTTTTGGTGGCTGGACATCCGCAATCTCTAATTATATTGCTATTTGGGCAAAATTTAGTGAGATTAGTGGTATAAGAGATACAACAGATGGCCAAAGACAAACCAGGACAGAGGTTGAATTAATATGCCGAAGTGATACAATTAATTTTATAAAAGATAATATCGGTGGCCAAGAATGGTTTTTTGAAATTCAAGGTAATGACAAAGATTATAGAATTAACGAAATTTATGAATCGGATTATAAAAATCATAGTAAAATAAAAGCAACTAAAATTGAATAAATGCAAGGCATTAATATAAAAATTTCTGGATCTGATTTAGCAATGCTAAATACAAAACTTAAAAGGTTAAAAAAGTTTAGTAAACAAGAATTTAGTAATGAAATTGGCCGAACTGTTGCGGACATTACATCCAAAGCAGTTTCAAAAGTTCCTGTGGATACTGGTAACTTAAAACAATCCATTAGCTATGGTGCCATGAATAATAATGCATACGTTGAAGCCAAGGCGGTATATGCTCCTTATATTGAGTTTGGTACTGGTGGTTCAATTAATACTGAGGATGCCCAGGAATTAGGTATTAACCCATCAATGATAAAAGCAATGTTTGCTGGAAAAGGAGTTAGAGAAGTTAACATGAAGCCACAACCATTTTTTTTTAATTCTGTTAGAGAAGGATATAGCGAATTATTATCAAGATTAAAAAGAACTATTAAAAAAGATTTACAATAATGAAGGATCCAATAAGATTTATAAGAAAAAAAATTATAAACACTTTGGCTGGTGCAATTACATTTGGCGGATCTAATGTTTTAATTTATAATAGGGTACCATCGAGTACAGTATATCCATATATAAGAATTTATGGTTTATCTACAAATTCAATTGATGACAACCAATCAAAATATAATGTTGAATGTATTACTAGAATTGAAGTGGTTACAAGATTTGAAAGCGATAGTGGTGGCGATTTAAATGCTAATACTATTATGAATGATATAATAAATTTACTAATAACAAAAAATCAAAGTGCATTTGATTTAGCATCCGATAATTTTAACTGTTATGCTGTTGAAAATTCTGGCATAACTTATTTACAAGAGGATTTAAGTGATCATACATATTTTAGGGCAATACTAGAACTATCAAATAAAGTTGAACAAATATAACAAAGTGGAAATACAAGACATGAAAATATATATATTTAACACATTAGCTCTAGGTTTATCAATGACAAATATTGAGGTTACATTAAGAATAATTTTGCTTATTGCAACTATAATTTATACAATACAAAAAATAAAAAGTAAGAAAAAAGATGGCAACTAAAATTAGTGAGGATACAAATGTACAGTTAGATTTAAAAACAATAGGAATTATTATTGCTGGTACAATATCTCTGGCTTCAATGTGGTTTACATTACAAGGTGATATTGATGCTCTTAATTCTAAAATTGATAATTTTAGTGGTGATGAATTTGTACAAAGAATGGAGTTTCAATTAAAAGATGAATTAATTAGAAATAACGTAATTCAAATTGACAAACTAACTGAAAACATGAGAGAGGATATAAATGAAAATAAAGAAGCTATAAAAATAAATTCTGAAAAAATATATGAAAACAAATCAAGATGAAAAAAATAATAATTGTCCTTATTGCATTATTTGCATTTGTACAAGTTAATGCCCAAGATTTTACCTTATTGCATATAAATGCAAAATGGAATCAATCTAACAATTTTAATTTAAGAGGTATAAAAAATTGTAAAATACAGATGGCATTATTAGAGGATCAAGCTCCATCTATAAGATCACAAATTAAGGCGGTGCCAGTTATTATTTTATTAGATAAATATGGCAAACCTAGAGGGCAATGGAAAGCCGATTTAAGTTTTAAAATAACAGTAACAAAAGAGGAAATACAAAACAGAATTAATTTTTTATTATTAGAAAATTAAAATTTAAATTATGATTAGTAAACACATATCTGAAAAAGAAGCAACTAAAAGTATAACAGCTATTAGATTAAGTTTAGCAAATACACCAGATGGTAATATTTTAACTAATATGAAATCAGTAGCAGAAAACATTTTTGAGCCACTTAGAAAATGGGTTGGCGGTCCAATTAAGATAAATTCTTTTTATAGATCAGAAGCACTTAATAAAGCTATTGGCGGTGCATCAAAAAATGGTAAACAAACATCACAACATTGTTTTGGATATGCAATGGATATTGATGATATATATAATTATAAATCAAATGCAGAAATGTTTAATTATATAAAAGAAAATTTAAACTTTGATACCATGATTTGGGAGTTTGGCGATAGTACAAATCCAGATTGGATTCATGTTAGTTATGTTTCAGATTCAACAAATAGAAATCGTATTTTAAAAGCAGTTAGAGACAAGGGAAAAACAAAATATATAGATATAACAAATAGCTAAATTAATTGAGATGGGTTTGAGTGAAAAAAAAGTGGATGTGGATATTGATGGCGATGGGGTGCCAGATTTAAAAATATCCCTAAAAGAAATTATAATTGTGGTTGGTGGGATTATTTCGCTTGTCATGACTTATACAACATTAAAAAATGATATTGAATCGAATAAAAAAGAAATTGAAATTGCAAAAACATTACCGCCAAAAGAATCCCATAGTTTAATAGATCAAAAAATATTATTTTTAGAACAACACATTGAAACTGAGGGCAAAAGATTAGATAAAATTGAGGATAAAATATATAAAAGATAGTGAGAAACTGGGAATGTGCCATATTAGAAAAATTTACATCTGGCCCATTATTAGGTTTTAGCTTTTATCCAGCCGATGACTTAAATGACTGGGCCGAGTTTAATTTGTATTTAATTTTTTTTGTAATACATTTTAAATTCTTTGACAATGGATGATTTAATTGAAATTGGAATTATGTTTATAGTGCTGTTTTTTTTATTTGCATTCACAATATTACCATTAAGTTAAAATTATGAAAAATATATTATCAAAATTATTTGGCGGTGCTGGAATTAGTGTTGCTAGTAAAATAGGAAACCTAGTCGATAAATTTGTACACACAAAAGATGAAAAGGCAAAGTTTGAAAAAGAAATGAATAAAATTTGGATTGATGCTGAATCGGATATGCAAAAAAATGTAACTGAAAGGTGGTTGGCTGATACAAACTCTGGATCCTGGCTTAGTCGTAATGTGCGGCCCATGGTTTTAATTTTTTTAGTTGTTTCAACTGTTTTAATGGTTTTCATTGATGCTGGTGTTATCGATTTTGAGGTTAAGGCAAATTGGATTGACTTATTGCAATTAGTTTTAATTACTGTTATTGGTGCATATTTTGGTGGGCGATCAATGGAAAAAATTAAAAAATAATGGCCAAGAATTTAGACAATAATTACAGAAAAAACAAAAGAAAAAAGCGGCCAGGTGTACATTCTAAAAATGCATCAAAAGGGCAAAACAGTTTCAAAAAAACAACTAGAGGGCAAGGGAAAAAAAGGTAAACGAAATTGCTTAAATTTGTATAAAATATAATTTATGGCAAGTACATTTACAGGATTAAGAGTTCAAGATACATATAATGCAATCCTTAAAATTGGTGATAATACAAATTTAACTGGTACCGCAAAATTACTTAGTGATGGTTTTGGTAATTCATCCGCAATATATTTATCAACTACTAGCATAGGAATAGGCATAACTCCAGCATATCAATTGCATACGAGTAGTAATGCCAAAATAGGTGGCAACTTAATTGTTTCTGGAAACTTAACTGTAAATGGCACATTAACATATTTAAATGTTGAGGATCTTGCGGTTGAGGATCCATTAATAAAATTAGCAAAAGACAATACAGCAAACACATTAGACATTGGTTTTTTTGGTAAATATGTTGCAACTGGTACACGATATAAAGGTTTATTTAATGATGCTAGTGATAATAAATTTAAGTTATTTATAGGCACTACAATAGAACCAGGAACAACAGTTAACACATCTGGCAATGGTTATTCAATTGGTACTCTAGTTGCTAATTTAGAGGGTAATGTAACTGGAAATTCAGATACTGCAACTGGTGTTTTAATAACTGCTGATTCTGCTGATACATCAAGGAGAATGGTTTTTACTGAATCAGATAATTCTACTGATACAGATGGTAGATTGTTTAAAGATAGTTTATCAAATTTCTTTTATAATCCAAGTACAAATATATTAACTGTTGGAACTGTATTTGGTAATGTAACTGGTAACTTAACTGGTAATGTAACTGGTAATGTAACTGGTAATGTAACTGGTAATGTTACTGGAAACTTATCTGGCAATGTAACTGGCGGCACCATTAGCGGAACTACTGGCACATTTAGTGGAAATATTGTAATAAGTAATAACAGCACACCAACTATACAATTATTAGATACAAATAACAATGCTAATTTACAACTGTTAGCTGGTGAAAATGCTGTTACAATTGGGAGTTATTCAACACATCCATTAATATTTGTGCAAGGTACTGGCACAGCATTAACAATAGATACATCAAAAGATGCTACGTTTGTCGGTAGTGTAACAGCAACTGGTTTTGTTGGCGGCACCATTAGCGGAACTACTGGCTCATTCTCTGGCTTAGTAACTGGTATTGCACCGACCGCTGATCTAAATTTTGCTACAAAAAAATATGTTGATGATAATATACCAACTGTAACAACTCCAGCATTAAGTGCTGTTTTAGCAATTGGTAATACATCTGGTGCCAATGATTTAAAAATGGCGGATGACCAAAAAATAATTTTAGGAGATGATAATGATGTTGAATTTCAACATACTGGCGGAGCTGGTTATTTAATAAATAAAACTGGTAATCTATATATTGAAAATTTAGCTGATGACAGAGATATTAGTTTTATTTGTGATGATGGTAGTGGCGGATCCGCTGTTTATTTATTTATGGATGGTAGCGTACAAAGAAATAAATTTTTTCAAAATACTCAAGTTAATGACAATAAAATATTTGGTATTGGATCTGGTTTAGATTTAAATTTTAAGCATGATGGTACTGATTCTTATATAAATAATGATACTGGTAATTTAATTATTAATTCAAATGTAACTGATG